TTTCGGTTGGTTTTCCATGTTCTTTAGCCAAGAATTGCTTTTTTTATTCGGGACTCGTTGAAACGCCATGTCAGCAGGCAACTCGCACGATACCGAGACATCCCAAACATCGGAACATCAGCCATATGCTTCAGTTGCGAGTCCGTTGGTGGCAGCTTAATCCAACTGCGTGTCTTTCGGGAGTTCGTTCTATCCCCATTGCTGCGAAGGAAATCGTCAGCCTGAGCAAGCGCAAGTTCCTTGGAGTTGGTGCGCGTGATGATGGTGACCGCGCCTCCGGTGACGCCGCCAATGGCGTTGTACACCTCACCAAGCCTGATGACCGCGCCCCACGCAGTGAGCGCGTTCGCCATGCGCACGGCGTCCCCGTACATCGACTCCCACCGGAACGGCGACATCTCGATGATTTGCATCTCCGACATCTCGAAGGACTCGATTGTCTCGATGCCGTTGACCCTAACCGGAAACACGTAGCCGCACACGGGGCAGCTGCTGACCGCAGCCGGCACCTGAATACCGCATTCTGGGCACTTCTTCATCGGTGCTTCACCGGTCTCGCTCTGGCGCACGAACAGGCGGTCTCCTGCGTCGATGTCGCCGTGCGTGAGCAGTGAGGCGCCAAAGTCCAAGATGATGCAGTCGCTCTTAATCACCCCAGGGTAGCGTTTGGCGTCGATGCACGGTCTCAGCCCTCGCCCAATCATCTGAATCATGGTCGACTTCTGACTGCACGGGCGCACCAGCACAACGCACCCTACACGCTGGCAGTCCCAGCCTTCCGTCAACTTCATCACGTTGAGCAGCACCTTGATTTTGCCTTGGTCGAAGCGCCTCAGAACCGTCGCGTTGTCGTCGTCCGACATCTCGGAGTGTACCGCCTCCGCCGAGATGCCTTCTTCGCGGAACGCCTCAGCCAAGTGCTGGGCGTGTTGGATCGTCGAGCAGAACACCACGGTCGAGCGGTCGGCCGCCTTCTCGCGCCAATGCCGCAGAATCTCCGAGTGAACCGCTCGCTTGTCCATGATGGCTTCGACCTCACCCATGTCAAACTCTGCACCGGTCTTCTGCACGCTCTGGAGCTGGTCGTTGAGACCGATGTCCATGCGGAACGCACGCGGCGGAACGAGGTTTCCCGCAGCGATGAGCTCGCCCACGGTGATTTTGTCGGCGACGTTGTTGAACACCGCCGTGAGCGCCTGCTTGTCACCGCGCTCGGGGGTCGCGGTAAGCCCGAGAATGACCCCATCTGGCGAGCGTTCGCGGAACGCCTGCACAATGTTCATGTAGGTGTCGGCCCGTATGTGATGGCACTCATCACAGAACAGCGCCGACATCCCACTCGGCATCGTTGCCAAGTTCGCTGGCCTGCACAGCGTCTGTACCATGGCGAAGGTCGCCCCTGGCGACCACGCCTTGCGTTCCGCGTTGAATACGTCCACCTTCGCGCCGACGTTGTACCGCTTGAAGGTCTCCTTGTTTTGAGTGACAAGCTCGTCGCGGTGTTGAATGACGAGTACCGGTGCTTTCTTCACGAACGGCGCAAGGATTGCGCTGCCCATGACCGTCTTACCTGCGCCTGTTGGCGCAATCCCTAAAGTGTTGCCGCACTTGCCGAGTGCGTCGATGCAGGCGTCAACGAACTGCGCCTGCCTTGGTCGTAAAATCATAAGTGCCTTTGTTTCACTGACGCAAAAATGAAAAAGCGTCGTTGCAGGATCTCCCTGCACACCATGCGGCTAAGATTTGCCGCTGGTTTTAGCCCAAAAAAGGGGGGCGAGACAACCATTATTGCCCCGCCCCCACAACCCCAAACAAACTAGCTACTTCAACCAAGCAGGTTTCTTGCCAGCCGTCGCCGCAGGTGCGGCGGTCTTCGCTGCTGGCACCGGTGCTTTCGCCTCAGGCGCACTCTCATGCGCTTGGCTCCAGAGCTTGTACCCGTTGCTGCTCGGGTTGGGTGAACCCCAGTCGCTGATGGAGTTACGGTCTGCGCGACCGTCTTTACCCTTGTCGATTCCGACCTTGATGACCACCTCAGCGCCGTTGAGCGCCTCGATGATTTGGTTGAAATCACCGCTGTTGAACTGCTCGTACGAGGCAGGGTCTTCGTAGTTGAAGACGCCCTTGCTCTCAAGAATGCGAGTGATGGCTCCGATGCCCATCTGGCGCCACGCCTCGCTGTTGTTCTCATCGAAGGGATTGCAAACCATCCCGAACACGCGCCGGTTGTTGTACTGACCCCCTTGGATGGCGAGCTCGATGGAGAGGTAGTCGCCACCGGTTGACTGGCTGCTCTTGCGCTCCTTCACCACAAGGATGGCTTTCGCCACTGTTCCCTTGGGAATGAGTTCCATCTCTGTTGACCCGACGTTTGTTGACTGTGAATTGAACATGACTTTTGATTTTTGTTTTTAGTGTTTTGTGGTGTCGATGCGTTTACCTGCGCGAATCTTGGCGAGCACCTTCCCAAGGTCAGCGGGTTCCTGAAGCTCAAGCGTACCGGAGCGGTCTTTTGCGGGGTAACCCCACGGGTTTTGTTGGTGGCAGACAAAGGCGCGGTACTGGGACTTGTCCTCGGCCTCAAAGTTCTGAAGCGTCAGAACGAGGTCAAAGATACCGGGCAACTCGCGGCCCGTCTTCGAGCCTTCGATTTGAACGTCCCAGTACTTGCGTTTGAGCTCATCCTCCTGCTGCTCCAGAATGCCAACGAGCACCACGTTCTTGTGGCAGTGCTGAAGCTGGGTCACCCAACGGATCATCTCGCGTCCAAGAAGCCCGTAGGCGCCGCGGATGTCGGGTTTACCGGTCTTCTCGCTGAACGCGTCCGGTTGTGTCTGGCACCACGCAAAGCACATACGGCTTGCGACGGTGATGGAGTCAACGAACAGCGTCTCGTACTGCTCATGCCCAGATGCCGGCCCAAACGCCTTCACAACGGACTCGTACGCTGACTTGGAGTAGGAGCCGTTGGCGTCCGCAGGATCTGGCCCACCGAGCCACAGGGCGATGGCCTTGGCCAGCTCCCACGGGTGAGCACCCATCTCGTTGGACGTCGCTCGGATGTCGAGGCAGTCGCCCTTCCAGTCTTTGCCCAACGCCAGCGTACCGGCTTCGAGGTCAACGAACAGTGTGCTCTTCGCGTCCAGCGTGCGAGCTTGGTAGGTTTTACCAACGCCGGCAGGGCCGAACACAACCGCTTTTACGCAGTCCGAGGTGCGCTTGAGGCGCTCGTCTGCTTTGATGATTTTGAGCATTACTTGAAGGAGATACGGGGTTCGCTGAACTTGGTGGTACGTGCTTCCATGACGCGGCGCAGAACGTCCTCGTTGCCGATGCGCTCGATGGTCTTGGCAGACACCGAAAGCTTCGTCGTGATGAGTTCGCGTGCGTCTGCTCGCAGCAAGGAATCGTACAGAGCTTGCAGCTTTGCCTGATCCCAGAGGTACGTCGCCTTGACCTCGTACTTGAGTTTCACGCCGTCAATCTCGGTGGATAGTTCACCGTAACCGCGTCCGCTTTCCTTCAGCAGGTTCTGAAGGTTCGCACCATGCTCTTGCATGATGGCTTCCTCCAGCGTCTTTATCTCGTCTTCAAGGACGGAGATTTTGGTGAGCCGTTTGGCTATCTCGTCCCTCATTTTTTTTAGGTTCATTTTCTAGTTCTCTTTTCAGTTTATGGCACACGTCTTCGAGTCGGAGCGACCAGCCTTCGTTGTGCGCCAACGCAACAAGCGCGGCGAACTTATCCAGCGGGATTTTCCGTCTGCGAACCCATGTTGATATTGTTCGCGGTTGCACAAGTACACCCGCCAACACCAACTTCTTCCAGAGCAGGTTCTTTCCCCCGAACCGGAAGACCATGTGCCTCGCATCGATTTGGTAGCTCATGGCGGGGATGAAGATGTACGCATTTTTTGCGTATCGCAACATCTTTTTTTCATTTCGTCGCAAGACGCTTTCTCGCAACGTATTTGCCCATGGAACCAGTCTCTTTCGACACTCTCGTTCAGCGTTTCACCGGTGTACACGGCATTCAGGCCGGTCTTCTTGTCCTCGCTCCGAAAATTCATTCGGACTCAGGACCGATTGCAACCATGGGCAGCGCATTGCCACCGGACACCATTATCCCCAAGGGCGCAGGGATTTACGACGAGAACGGTATGCTCCCGAAGATTGAAGGCAAGGGGCTGGAGTTTATCGCTTACGCCTAGGCTCAAGAGCCTTCTCGAAGAGGGAAGCTTCAGCGTCTCTGCGGCGTTGTAAGCCTTTGGTGTTAGGCCACAACCGCTTCATCGAACGGATGAGCTCCGGTACGTCGTAGAACCGGCGGTCTCGCATGGCGTTCTGGATGCCCAGCATCTCCGAGCGTCTTTCGCCCGAGAGAGCCGTCCCACGGTTGAACACCAAGGAGATAAGGGCGTCTCGCGCCTCGTCAGGCAAGTCTTCTGCCTGTGGGTAGATGCGGAGCATCCGCAGGTAGAAGGTTGGCAGGGTATTTTTTTGGAAGACCTCGACGGCCTTTTGCCAGAGGACGACGATCGAGCGCATTGCTGGCGAGGCGTGCAGGAGTTCACGGGCTGCGCTGGCCTTGACTCCGAGGGCGGCGGTGAGCGCAAGGTAGTCGGACTCGGGGAGAAGTGGCTCCCACGCTTCCTCAAACTGTTGCGGTGTGGTGTAGCCCAAGTCGTAGCCAATCCCAATCGTAACTCCACTCTGCTCCCCAGGCCAAGTAGGACTCTGGAGGAACTTGCGGTAGTACTCCTCACCGCCGCCCACCTCGAAGTCGATGATGAGCTTTAGACCGTCGTCAGAGAGAATCATTTGTGCTCGTGGAAGAATCGCTCCGAGATTTCGCTCACCTTCTTCCACAGCTCCTTCCGGTCATCCTCGCACTCGCGGATTTTGTTGCTGAGATACCAAATGGCGGTGGCCATTGCGAGCGCAAGCGGCCCTTGGGCGATGAGCTGGTTTACCATGGGTTCAATGAGCAGGTCGGCTATCACGGTTTCTCCTTACGAAAGATGTTGATGGCGGAATATACGCTCACGCCGGCGGTGAGAATAGCGTCTGCTTGGTCGGGCGCAATACGAACTCCAAAGACCGTGAGCAGGCTGATAATGCCGCGCCATGTGGACGGCTCCATTAAACGAGCGAGGATGTATTTCATGGGTGTGTGTGTGTTGCGATGAGTGCCACGGCGACAACCGCAGCGGTTGGGTAAACGAAGTCAGTGATGCCCTTGAGCGTCCACGCACGGGCCTCTAGGCCGCCCCAGAAGGGCATATTCGCCCTGCGTCCACCGTAGTTGTGCTCGATGTTGCGGGACTCAGCTTGGGCGTACTCCCGCCCAACGAAGTACGCCGATCCAGCAGCCGCGCCAGTCCACCAGTTGCCGGTCACCATGGCGATGACCGACTGGATGGCGAGCGCGATGAGCGTGTGGGCTAGGTGGTGCATGGGGTTACTCCGTGTGCGTCTTCTTGATGTACTCTTCAGCGAGAGCACTGTGCGCCTGCGATAGCTTTCTCCTCAATGAATCAACGGTTTCCTCTAGGAACCTGATTCGCTCTTGGAGTTGTTTTACTTGTTCAAGCTCGTTCATTGTTACGGAACAATCTTCACGACGTTACCCGCGCCAGCATCTCGCCACAACCCGCCAGATGGCAAACCAGCCGAACTTGTTGGAAGGTTTGACAGGATGACAGTTCCAGTACCTTTTGGAGTCAGCTTTACGCTGATGTTTGTGTCAGAACCAGAAGCATAAAACTCAACCGGAGCGCCAGCCGCTGATGCTACAGCATTGAGCCAATTCACAGTTGCACCTGCTCCTTGAGCTTTGAATATGGTTCTAGCGAAACTTTGAGTGATTCTGAACTCTCCGGTTCCTTTGGTGTCGATTCCAAATGCAATATTCGTATCTGAACCTTCTGCCCTGAATGATGGGGCAACGGTGGTTGCGGCGCCTTGAGTGGAAATGAAGTTTGCCGTAGGAGAGCTTAGGTTTGGTGAGTAAACACGCATTCCTTCGCGTCCCTGCACCCCGCCAAGCGCAACGTATCCTTGGTTGCCACTCCCCAAAAAGTCTCTTGGATACACCCCAATCTGGTGCTGGTAGCTGAAATCCGTATACACGCCTGTGCCGACAAAAAACGGACGGTACTTTCCAAGCCCAGCAACGCCTGTATTTGCTGTGAAGTAACGACCCAGAAAGTTGTCACCGGCAATGCTCATCAGATTCAAGTTCTCCTCATTTGCGCCTTGAATCGACTGAACTCTAAGCGTTGTGATTTGATCGTTGATGTTGCCTTGCCATGTAAACGGAACGTCCGTTGCATCACCTGGAGCCGCTGAAAGCGTGTATTCGGTTGGGCTGACAAACGCCGAAACAGTTCTTGTGACTCCGTTTAACGTGAACGAGAAGTCTGTGAAGAAAAGCGGAACAAATGGGTCTCCAGAAACAAATGTTACGGTTGTACCCGACACGTTACAGATTCCACTTCCGCTTGTGTAAAAGTAGTTGAAAGCCTCTGTCTCAGACCCCACGAAATTAACCGCAGAGCCGTCCATCTCTGTAACCGTAAGCGTTGTAGCACTTGGCACTGATGCGACTTTAAACTTCTTTCTAAGGAAGTAGATGGTGTTGCCAATCCATCTTGTCTGGAAGTCAGAACCAGAAACCTTCGTTATCTGATTAGTTCCAGAGCTTGAAGTTGCATACCCCTGAGCTGACGATGAATACAGAATCAACTCGGTTGGGTTTTCGTTTTTTTGGACTTGCGCGGCGAGCCAGTTTGCAGCTCCGTCGCATCCTAGTGCCATGCCTCTAGGACATTGTTCTGTTCCTGCTCCAACCTCAATTCCGCCTGAGCCTGCTCCTGTTAGGTTTGCTGGAAGTCCTCCTCCAACTGAAAGTCCAAAAAAAGACTCCGCGTATTCGTTCAGCTTGTCTGCGTTCTGAAATGCTTTGCTGCTCATAGGGTGTGTGGTGTGGTTACTCAAGCGGTTGCCAGAGCCAGTTTGGTGCTCCGGTGTAGGTCATTGAAATGTTCTGTCCGTGTTTTACCACAACGCTTCCGCTTGAAATAGTAATGTCGAATCCGCTTACGGTTACTTTTGTGATGGTTCCAGCCCAGAAGGTAACAAGCATTCTTTTGCCGCTGGTGTTTGCAACAGTAACGCCGGTAGCAGCTACTGCTGGCGTAGTGAAACCTGTTCCGTCAATTAAACGGATGCCGCCAAAATTGGTTGGGTCAATGAATGGGTCTGCGTCGTCGTCAGCAATGTTTGGGTTTATGATTGTGACCGCATTTGTGCCAAGTGAACCTGTCGTCGATACCGCTGCTGTTTCCCAAAGAGACCATTGTCCGCCAATGAACGTGTTGTTTCCGGAGTTGGATGAGTTGGTGCTTACGCAGTAGTTTACATTTTCAAAGTCAGACCCAAGGAAGACGTTGCCAAAGTTGAATCCATCTTTGAAACGAACGCCATAAGCTGCATTCCCGAACGATCCGTTTGTGAACGTGTTGAACTCTGATTGTCTGCACTCAAGCGCAGTCCCTGCGTTCGTGCCCGTTCCGCTCGCGTAGCAGTTGGCACGACACCCGATGAAGTTGCTGTTGACCACATAATTCAACCGCATCGCCACTGCACTAGCATTGTTGAGAGAGTTGAATACCCCTACGTTTTTGAAATACGCTGTGTTGAGCGGCCCGACATAACTGTTGTTTCCAACGCACAAAAGGACGCCAGCAAGCGAACCGGTAATAGACAGGTCAGAAATGTTTACGTCGTAGAAATCGACGCTTGAGTTTATCAGCAACGCAATCGCCCCAGATGCTCCAGAAAAGTTTAGAATTGTTCTCCCAATGCCTGCTCCGAAAATCTTGGTGGCTTTCTGCGCTTGAGTGCTGAAGTTCCAGTTTGTGGTACCCGTTGTAGCAATCCGGTATGTGCCTGGTGGAAAGTACAGCGGGATTCCATTTGCAATTGCGGCATCAACAGCCGTTTGAATCGCCGCTGCGTCATCTGTAGTTCCATCTCCAACCGCGCCAAACTGCTTTACAGTGTAAGTGTACGCAAGATTTGGGATGAGCTCGAACTCAGCCAGCGTTGCCGCTTCGATTTTCTGAACAAGTTGCGGCGTTCCAAGAGCCTCCAAAGGCAGATACTTTGCGCCCGAGCTGGTCAGACTCCCCGCGCCAGTGAATGTCGCGCCGCTATCAACAAGCCAAGAAACGCTCGAAGATGCCACTGGAGAAGAGTTGAGCAGGTAAGTCCCAACAGGAACGGAAACCTGAACCGGTGAGCTATACGCCGCCGCAGCGGTGAACGCAGCAGTGTCGTCAGTCGTCCCATCCCCAGCTGCCCCGAAGTCCTTCACGCTGACGGTCTCCGCCAGCTTCGCTTCGACGTTCGTGAACACCGAGTCCACCGCAGGCAGCTTGTAGGTGACGTCTTGAGCGTCGATGTTTGCGGCGGTGTCGTAGTTGTAGCCGATGTCGAAGACGAACTCGTCCCCGTTGTCGGCCCCTGCTGTCAGGGTAATCTGGCTGTAGCCGGTCTCGGTGTAGTCTTGACCTACGATGAGCCGCAGGCCGTTGCGGTAGACGAACAGGTTGTTCGTCCCAGGGATGTAGGTGCGGCTGAGGTTGAACACCGTCTGCCCCGAGATGGCGGTGATGACCTGCTGGTAGGTGCTGCCGGCGCTTGTGCTGGGGTCGCGGTAGTTGAGGTCAGAGAAGACCAGTGCGCCCTTGTTGTTGGTGACGCGCAGTGAGTAAGTGACGAAAGCCGTGTAGATGCGCCCTGGGGAGCCGTTGCGCGAGAGGTAGCCGTTGATGGTGCGGATGGGCTGCGCGGCTGGCTGCGTGAGGGCCTCGTCCCAGTAGACCGGTATCGGGTCGGTGACAGGGTTCAGGTTGGCGGAGCCAACGTAGACGTAACCGTTGTTGAGCGGCGAGCCGTCGGTGTCGTTGAAGGACGGGAAAGGGGAGGTGATGATGTATGACATGGTGTTACTCTTGAGGTGGTTCTTCGCTGGGCTTGAGGATGTCTTTGTTGGAGCCCATGTAGTTTGCGATACTGGTCAATACCGCTCGCTCTGAACTGCTGTTGCTCTTGACCCTGCCAAGTTGGGCGAGAAGGTTCCTACCTGCCTTGGACTCGTACAACCGCACAAGACCGGTGTTCAGGGCTGCGGCAAGACCAGCTCCGACAAGTCCGAGTTGACTCTGAAGACCAGAGAACGCAACAAACGGAACAGCCTGTGCGCCAGTTGGTGGATTTGCGGCAAACTCGCCAGCCCTGCGGGTGTAGTTCAAAGCCTTCTGAAGACCCTGCACACTGTCTAGGTCAGAACCTGTGAAGAACACGTTGACTTGGTTTTCAAGTTTCCCAAGTTGGGTTGCAAACCGGTTGGGCACAATCACGCCAGACGGGTCAGTGGCATTCTCTAATGCACGGGTGATAATTGCCGCTCTTCCAACTTCACGCCCTTCTGTTGACAGGTTTCTGTAGAGCCGTTCGATGCTGCTCTTCTTGTCCGTAAAGAGCACGTTGTTAACGATTTCAGGAGTTAAATCGCCTTTCTTGAGAAGCGAGTTAAACGAGGACGCCTTAAGATCATCTGCAAGGTCAGAAAGAGAGCGATTGGAAACACTCCACTTGGTGAAATCAGTTGGTTTGCCAAACTGTTTGATATGGTTGCCAAGGTCTTGGTTCAACGCTGTATAAACCTCTTTGTAAGCTTTGTCAGCCGAGTCTTTTGTCGTCCCAATATCTGAAGAACTCAATTTTTTGAAAAAAAGTTTTCTTCTTTCTTCAATGTCCGCAGGCGTCTTGCCAACAATTTCATCCGCAAAATTGATGAGTTCATCAATAACCTCCTTGTTTCCAGTAGGACTAACTCTTTCAAAATTTAGCGCCAAGTCCTCGGCTTTTTTGGCCGTTGCAGACATATCCACAAGCGGCCCAGTTGCAGACAGTCGATTAAGCACCTCTTTTTTCATCCCACTAAGTTTCCCGATGATTTTATCCCTTTGAGAAAGCGCCTGATTTGCTAATTCCTCCGTGAGCGTAGGGCTTCCAACACCAGCGTATTCAGACACAAAATCTTGGATTGCCTCTGACCGCTGCTTCTCTTGCTTGCGTAGAAGCGAGCCGGTTCCAAACGGTGTAATCTCTCTGGTCTTTGCCAGTGCATTGCCAAGCGGCGTCTCTGGCTTGAACTCTTGGGAGGTAATCGTCTCGATGCCACGTTTCTCGGCCTGTACCGCGCCTTCTGGAAGAGCGGCGGCTGCGCCGATTCTAGCCCCTGCGCCAATACCAGCACCCATGCCGCCGCCAAGACCGGCCAGAAGCTGCGCTGTAGGGCCGTAGCCGGCCTCTTTAGCCGCCTGCATACCAACTTCTGCTCCAACGCTAGAAGCTATCTGTTCAGCAGGCTTTTCCGACAGGAACCGTCCTGCTGCCTGCATCGCCGGTCTGGTTGATGCCATGAGTGCCTTGCCAAGGCCGACCTGACCGAGACCTTCACCAACACCGCGTCCCGCTGCTCCTGCAAGGCGTTCCGCCTGCGTGTCAGGGTTGGGCACTCCGAGCTGGGTGAGATAGTGGTTTAGCGCATCAGACGGTTTCGTGTAGTGCGTACCGAAAAGCGAGTTGATGCCGGAAACAACCGGATCGGCCAGAGTCATGCCAGCAGCCCCGATAAGGGCACCAGGAACGGCGCCAATGCCACCCGTGGGCGCTCCACCCATGATTGCGCCTCCAACAGCCCCAAGAGCCGCAGGGCTGAGTCCACGCAACGCTCCACCGGCCATGCCTCCCACCGTCGTCTCCGGTTGCCCAATCATTGCCTCTTCGCTGGCAGCAGACGGCAGCGGTGCCTCGGCGGGTGCGGCCTCTGGAGGAGCCGGTGGGCCTTGCATTTCTGGGCCTTGCTCCTGTCTCAATCGAATGATTTCTTTGGCAAAAACCTTGGCGTCTTCGGTGTTTCCAGCTTCATGCGCTTTCTGTAGCGCATTTGAAAGTTGTTCGATGGTAGCCATTTGGTTTACTCCCCGTACTGCTTCACAAGGTCATCGATGCTGAGAGCGGGTTTTCTAGTCGGCACCGGCGGTGGCACTGACTTGCCCCTGAGTTGTTCTTGGCGCGTCTGTGTTCCAACAGACATTTCCTTTCCTTGCTGAACCGGCCTAAGGCTTTCAGCCGGCACTTTCTTTCCTTCGCGCAACGCTTTTAGAACACTGTCAGCAACCATCTTTGGAGACATCAAATCCTCACGCAGATAAACGATGTTTTTTGGATTAAGTTTAAACTCCAGTGCATTCCGAGTGGTGTCATTTGCAAGCGATTCAAACACCTTTGAATTGTTCTTGTACCTGTCTTGAGCGGCTTGAATCAACTTGGCTCTTTCAATGTTATTAAGCCCTTGGCCTAACAATTTTTCTAAAAGTGTTCTTGTTGTTGACCCCAAATCAGAACCTGTGATTTGTCCGCTTTCAGTCACACTTACAGTCGAGTTGGGATCACCAAGCTTTACGAATGCTTGAACTGCGGAAACGTCTGCTTGGCCAGATTGCTGACTAAGCGCATCTTGAATCGCAAACAGTGCATCTGTCCTTGCGACTTGGTCTACGTAAGTTTTGCTCTTGATGAAATCTTGTCGAAGCTGACCTTCCATCTTGAACTTCTCTTCCGAAGGAAGAATCCCTTTCGCCTTTGCCTCCTCGGCGGCAGCTTGCATTCTGTCCTTAAGAGCAGCAGCCTCGTTCTTTGCTGTCTCGGACTCGGTTTTGGCGACCTGCTCAGGAGCACGCTCCTTGAGGAAGTTGATTGCTGCCTCTGCCTTTTTTGGGTCTCCGCTTTTCAGGGCATTACCGTAAAGCGTGTTCGCCCATATTTTTGCAGGCGTGTTTTCATCCAACCTGTCACGAGCAGATTGAAGTTCCTTCGACATTCGCTGCGCCACAGGGTTTTGGTCTTTTCCGAACGCCTCAATCTGGTCGTCCAATAGCTTCAGTGCCTTTTCATTTTCACCGCCCAAGCCAAGCAAAGATGCGTCGTTGATTGTTGACGTCAGCCCATCACGGTACTTGTCAGGCAGAGCATTTTTGATGTCATCAAATCTTTTGCCTTCGGCTGGAGGCAATAGGGCGCTCAACTGTCCAAACTGCTGAACCAGTTCTGGCTGTGGATTGTTGAGATCCATTTTTCCCATTATCTGAGAAAGCCTAATCTGCGCTGCTGATTGAAGCCTGTCGTATTCCTCTTTGTTGATAATCCCCATTGCTGGAGCGATTGCATCCACGCCTGCGTCTTCAGCCTTTAAGAAGTTATCGAAGGCAGTGGCAACCTGCGTTTTCCTTTGCTTCTCGGCTTGAAGCGCCTGTAGCTGTTGCTGGAACCCAAACGCCGCACGACCGGCTGCTGCCTCGCTCTGCGCCATCTGCTGGCGTTGCGCCTGAATGCCAAGCTGCGCCCTCTCAAGCTCAAGAGGAGCCAACATCTGAGCCTGTTCCTGCTGTGCGCGGGACGCTCTGAGCCCCTCAATGGCCGCGAGCCCTTGGAGGAGGTTGCCGCCAAACATGGACGTGTTTGGCGCTGGGATTGGGATATTGAAGTCAGCCATAAGGAATCAGCTTTGAATGTACCAGCCTGAATATCCACCTGGGGCTGATGGCGCCGAGTATGCCACTGGAGCACCGCCGCCAGCCGCTGTTGCAGCAGCTTGAGTTTTATAGAACCCGCCCTGCCCTAAGCCAGGCGTGCTACCAGCGCCAAGGCTATTCAAGAGCGCAAAGTTTTGAGCACTGCCTGACAACAGGTTTCCTATGTTGGCGATTCCAGAGGCTTGAGCGGCACCGGCGGCTTGAATGCCGGCGGCTTGCGTTGCCCCTTGTTGTGCCAAAAGACTGCTGATTGCATTACCGGACTGCATCCCCATGCCGGCAGTCCCTGCGGCTGATGCCTGCCCCATGTTGAGCAGGTTCTGCGCAGCGGTTTGACCCACGTTTGCAAGACCGGCAAAGCGTGCGTACTGCTGCTCGATAAGCGAGTTAAGAAGCTGTGGCCTGAGCTTGCCGAGCATCGCCTGAGTGTCCTCAGCTCCCCTTCGACCGGTGGCAGATGCGGTTGCGAGCAAACCGGCTTCCCCCTGCTTGGCGAGCTCTTGGAACAGCGGCCCCTGCTCAATCTGCTGAATGGCTTGGCGCTGTTGCTCCAAACCCATCTGCTCGTACTTCTGATCCTGAAGAATCGGGTTCAGAATGGCCTGTTGCTGCTGAAAACCTTGTGACTCCAAGTCACGAATACCCTTGTCGGTGGCAAGCTGGAAGTTGGCAATCAAGTCTTCACGGGCTTGTTTGATTGCCGTTTTGCCCTTTTGCCCTTCTGCAAGAGTTGGTTTTTTGTACTCGGCTGACTTCTTGTACAGCGCAAGCTCTTGCTCCCTGTTTCTGAGATACTCATCCACGTTTGACTGAGTAATCTGGGAGAGCTGCGTGAACTGTGGTGATTGGCGTGCTTCAAAGAGAGCCTGTTGACGGAGTTCTTCACCGCCAAGCCCAGCAAGACGTTGCATTTGGCGAATCGCCCCTGGGCCAGCGCCAACGTACGCTTGCGTCAAGTCAGGCCGTCCTGCGGTCACATACGGAGCAAGAATCTCCCGCATCGCATCGAACTGACGCTGCTGTTCAGCAATCGCAGCATCCTGCCCCTTCTTCTGGGCATTAGCCGCAGCCTTTGCCGCTGAAGATGCTTTTGAAGAAGCCATGGCTTGCGACGCAACGCCAGCGGCCAAACCTCCACCAACCAAGGCTGTTCCTGCAACGCCTAGGGCTGTAGCCGCTCCAACACTGCCGGCTGCAAGTGCTCCTCCAACACCCAATCCTACTCCTATAGCTGCAAATGCCATTTTTTAGTCCTCCTTGGTTAAAGTGCTCTCAAGCAGAGCTTTTGCTTCTTCGTGTTTAATGAATGAGTTGCTTTTGCGAATCAATGTTTGCTCAAGCACATCGACGCTCGTTTCTTCAGTTGGATGAATGGTTGCAAACTTCATCTCTTCAACGATGTAGAGAACTTTGCGCACATTCGGTTTCGAAATGAAGTAGCATGGCGCAACAAGGTCTTCAATGACGCCATCAATCATCACTCGTGCTTTTCCAGTGAGGATTACGTTGAAGTGTTCCGTAAGATGTTCATGGCCGATAATAAGACTTCCGGCAGGCATCGTTATTTCGCGCATATACACCCCAGGCGCGAAGTTGTGTTTCAGTGGGCACTCAACCTGCGGAAGACTGAGAAGTTCTCTTTCGAGGTTCTCAATCTGGTCGTTTACCGGCACTGATACTTCTTCACTCATTACGTCACTTCCCTCCCAGAAGCCATGATGGTCAGCGAGGTCGCTGCGCTTGCGGTTGTGGAGATGATTCCACCGGACTCAAGAACCTGCCCGACGAGCTCTGGGCAGGTGTAGGTCTCATTGGGCACAACGACCTTCGAGGAAAGAATCTTGTTGCTGTTTACGGCTGTGCCCGAGGGCGTAATCAGGTTCACCGTGATGGACGCATTCGCCGCAGAGGTGTTGGTCACCGTGAACTTGTCGATGATGCACTTGCAGTTCGATGCCTGATACTGGGCTGTCGCAGCAGCCTCGGCCTGCTTGGGCGGGATGATGTTTTTGACGGTTACAGCCATGTCAGGAGATGTTGTTGGTGACGCTTAAAATGACCGACGGAATGTCAGGCACCGGTGGGGCTGCGGTAAAGGCTTTGATCTCGATGTCCACGGTGTCCACGGACCACATG